CATGGTCTCTTTGTACCCCAAAACGAGTCGATAAGTCATGATTAGTGATGATCAGGTCATTATTGATACACCACCGGCTGAAATCGTCTCAGATCGGCTGGAATCGGTTTTTTTGCCGGTAACAGCTCCACGAATCCACTCACCGCTCAATGATTTGCCTTCACGCGGCTTTGAATTGATTGATTTTGCTGAGCAGATTATCCCGGGCGGATTTATGCCGTGGCAAAAGTGGCTAGCCGAGCACTCGCTCAAGGTAAAGCCAGATGGTCGCTATTTCCATCCGGTAACTGTGGCCAGCGTTGCACGCCAAAATGGAAAGAGCACTTACATGATGGCCAGAATCATGATGGGTCTTTTCCATTGGGATGAATCGCTGCAAGTTTCCACAGCTCACCGGTTGGTCACATCGTTGGAGCAATTTCGAGCCATTGTGCAGATCATTGAGGAAAATGCAGATTTGGCCAATCAGGTAAAGCGCATCCGATGGCAACATGGAGCCGAGGAAATTCAAACGCTAAAAGGCAATCGATTTATCATTAAAGCTGGTGGATCGGCAGCGCGTGGATTGTCAAAGCCGGAAACCATCCACATGGATGAAATTCGAGAGCTGCATGACATGGAAACTTTTGCAGCTATGCGGTACACATTGATGGCCGCCAAAAATCCACAGGTCAATTGTTTCAGCTCGGCCGGTGATTCACACTCAATGGTGCTCAACCAATTGCGCGAGCGCGGTTTGGCCGCAGCTAGTGGTGCAGCCGATGATGTGGGCTATTTTGAGTGGTCTGCACCAACTGATGAGATTTCATTGGAAAATGCAGCTTTTGCCAATCCCGGCCTCAACATAACAATTCACCCGGACAACATCCGAGCCGTTTTCAATGATCCTCCCGATGTTGTAATGACTGAGGTTTTGAATCGATGGGTTCAGACTATTTCAAGCGTTGTCGGAGCCAAAGAGTGGCAAGAGTGTGGCGATGAAACAATTGATTTGGATGAGGACAAGCTGACATGGATGGCCATCGACATTTCACCGGACAGAAAGCACGCTGCATTGGTAGCTGCTCAAAAACTTGGCTCAGAGTCATTTATTGTGAAGCTGTTGCACACATGGGAAAACACAATCCAGCTTGATGATCGGGCGATTGCCAATGATGCAGCCTCTTATTGCAGAAAATACCCAATCGAGTATTTGCTTTACTCAAGGCGCACAAGCGGTGCTGTTGCAGCGCGTATGCAGCCGGCCGGTATCCCAATCCATGACATGGACAGCGATTACCCACAAAGTTGTGACGAACTTTTGGGAGCGATCAATAGCCACAGACTTAAGCACAGAAATCAAGCATTGCTAACCGAGCAAATTCTTTCAGCTGTGCAATTAAGGCGCGGTGATGGTGGTTGGGTCATTGGTAGGCGTGCCAGCGGTACAGCCGTTTGTGCAGCCGTAGCATCAGCATTGGTCACGCACTTTGCGACACGCCCAGAAACCGAAATCGACATTTTAGTGGGTTGATGCTTGACATTTTGAGAAAATCGTTCCATGGGATTATTTGATCGAAAGCGCACCATTGAAACTGTGGTAATTGACCGCGGTGCTGATGTAGCTGCACAAATTGGGCCAGCTCCAACGCTGGATGCATTTTTCCCATTTGGTGGAGCTGATTATCTTGCAACCCGTGAGGAAGCAATGAGTGTGCCGGCAATTGCTCGCGCACGAAACATGATTTGCAATTCAATTGCCACAATTCCGCTTATTACGCGAGACAAAACAACCGGTCAAATTATTGATCAACCTGTTGTGATTTCCGATCCGGACAAGCGAGTACCGGGAGCCGTTTCCTGGTGTTGGGCAGCTGAGGATTTACTTTTCACAGGATTTTCGTATTTTCAAATAATTGATTTGTTTGCCGACACCGGCCGTGTGCGCCAAATGTGGCGCGTTGCTCCAAATCGTGTTGGCGTTTTCTTGAACTCAATTGGCACTCAAATTGAGTATTACACAGTCGATGGATCTCGTGTGCCAATGACTGGTGTTGGATCACTTGTGGTGTTTTATGGCAACGATGAAGGTTTATTAAATCGCGCTGGTCGCACAATCCGTGCTGGTGCAGAGCTTGAACGAGCAGCTGCAATGTACGCAAAAGAGCCTGTGCCATCGATGGTTTTGAAATCAAACGGCACAGCATTGCCAGCTGATCGCATTGCAAAACTTTTGGATGCATGGGGCGCAGCTCGCAGAAACCGCGGCACCGCGTTTCTTAATGCCGATGTTGAATTGACAACAGTTGGATTTTCTCCAGAGCAAATCGGCCTCAATGCCGCACGCGAAATCATTGCAACAGAATTAGCACGAGCCGTGGGAATTCCGGCCTACTTTATTGATGCGCCGACTGGATCATCCATGACCTATGCAAACGCCCAAACGGCGCGTCAAACTTTGTTGGACTTTTCGCTTTTGCCGCTGATGAACAGCATTGCCAGCCGTTTATCGATGCCAGATTTCACGCCATCAACACAGCGCGTGGAATTTGATTTGAAGGCTTACTTACGCGGATCAGAAAAAGAGCGTGCAGAAATTTACAAGATTTTATTTGACATCGGGGCAATCACCACCGGTGAAATTAGACAAATGGAGGACATGATCTCATGAAGCTGACAACACCAATGCAAATCACGGCAGCTGATTCCGATTCACGCACAATTACCGGTCGCATTGTTGCTTTCAATGAGCACGCAAATGCATCAACTGGCAAGGTTGTTTTTGCTCGTGGATCAATCCAGCCAAATGATGTTTTCTTGAATCTTGAGCACGACAACACGCGCAGAATTGGCAAGAGCATTGCCATGAGTGTGAACGACAAGGAAATGACCGCAACATTTAAGATTGCAAACACAACAGCCGGCACCGATGCGCTTACTGAGGCAATGGAAGGCTTACGCGATGGATTTTCAATCGAGTTAGCTGTGGACAATTACGAAATGCAAAAGGATGGCACCATGAAGGTGCTCAATGGACAGCTCACAGCTGTCGCTTTGGTTACTGAACCAGCCGTGCGATCTGCACGCGTTTCCGAAGTAGCCGCATCAGAGGATTCTGAAACTGAAACAGTTACAGAGACAACAAACCCAAATGAAGGAGACAAAGTGGACAACACTACCGAACCAGTCGCTCCTGCCGTTGAACCGGTAGCAGCTCCAGCAGTCGAACCAGTACAGGCATCACGCCCGGCTTATTACACAGCACCACGCTCACCAATTGTGGACAAGGTTTCATACCTTGAGCACTACCTACGCGCAAGCGTTTTGCATGATGAGGATTCACGCCAGTATGTAAAGGCAGCTGACAACACAACATCAACAGCACCCGGCATGATTCCAACACCACAAAGCACACAGGTCATCAATGCACTTGCAAATGCTGATCGTGGAACAATCGATGGCATCAGCCGCGAAACTTTAGTTGCAGAAGGTATGACCTTCGAATTGCCTCGCGTAACAGCTGTGCCAACAGTTTTGCCAATCAACGAAAACGATGCAGTTACAGAATCATCGCTATCTGCAACATTTTTGTCAGTTTCAGTACAGCCTTTCAAAGGCCGTGCAATTTCGACTGTTGAGCTCATTGACAGATCGCGGCCGGAGTACCTCACAGCTCTCTTACAGAACCTCGAGTTCGCTTATGCAAAAGAAACTGATGAGTATGCACTTGCAGCAATGCAAGCGGCAGTTACTAGCGTGACAGCACAGGCAGCAAACTCAGCAACCGGATTCCTTGGATACACATCAAAGGCAGCCGCAAATGTTTATGGCGCATCACTTGGATTCGCTCGCTCATTGATCGTTTCACCTACACAATGGGGAAACATCATGGGATACAACGACAATGGCACACCTCTTTACAATGCGGCACAACCTAGCAATCAGGCAGGAAATGTCCGAGGCGATTCATTGCGCGGTGTAGTTTCACCGGGTCTTAACCTGTATGTTTCACGCTCATTTGGTAACGCTGGTACAACAACAGCTGATGGCGATTCTTCAATGGTCGTTGTCAATCCAGATTCATACACATGGTACGAATCTCCACGCTTTACGCTACGCAGCAACATCAACAGCGATGGAACCATTGACATTTTGTATTATGGTTATGGCGCACTAGCCGCTAAGGTTCCAAATGGTGCACAATTTAATAACCTCCCATAAATCACTATCGGTAGCGGTCGCTCCCGAACGCTACTGACACGAAAGGAACCGAGATGCCAGCAATAGTCACAGCCTCACAGCTGAGGTCAATTCTTGGTGTCTCGGTTTCTTTGTATAGTGATGCACAATTGGATTCTTACATAGATTCCGCTGAACAAACGATTTTGCCTTTACTTACGCAATACCAATCATCGGTGACTTTTGCCAATGTGGATGATTCCGTCATTTATTTCACCACACAGCGGCCAAATTACTTTGTGCCGGGTCAATCTGTTGTTGTTACCGGGGCCGGAATTTACAACGCGACCTACACAGTCACCGATGATCGTATTGAGCCTTACCTTTTCACGGCAGCAACAGCGGCGGCTGATCGCACATACCCATTGCCGTTTATTCCTAACGCTTTGGCTACTTTATCCGGTGGATCAGCCGCACAGCTGTACGCAAACACACCACCAGTTGAAAACGCAATTTTGGTTGTGTCGGTTGAGATTTTTCAGAGCATCACAGCTCCCGGCAATCAAATCATGTCAGACAATTTTCAGCCGGCACCATTCGTGCTCGGCCGCAGTTTGACCAACAGAGTCATCGGGCTTTTAGGCCCGTTTATTGATGTTGAAACGATGTGCCAATGAGCATCGAATCTGCAATCCGCACACCATTGAAAACAGCACTTTCGGGCATTGCTGCCAATGTGTACAACGGCATCCCAGAAACAATGACAAGCCCATCAATTTGCTTGATCCCGGATGCACCTTATCTTGAAAGCGTTTTGATCAATGGATCAACCACAAAAGTGAGAGTCAATTTGACTGTCACCGGTGTTGTTACTTATGCCAACAATGCCGCAGCTTTAGATAATCTCGAAACATTGATGATCAGCATCATCAGCGCAATGCCGAACGGCTATGTTGTCGGCAATGTCAATCAACCACAACCATTGGAAGTCGGTGCCGGTAAGTACCTCACGGCCGATTTACAAGTCAGCACTTACTACACCAACTAAGGAGAAATCATGCCAACAACAATCATCACCGGCAGAGACATCACTTTCACCATTGCTGGTGATAGCTACGATGCACAAGCCACATCAGCGACTTTGACAGTCGATTCAACCATCAACACATATCAGACACTCGATGGCAAGGCGTACTTTACGACTGACACTCAAGGCACATTTGCTGTTGAAATGTTGGCCGACTGGGGCGCAGCAAATTCACTTTGCGAGGAACTTTGGACAGCCGCAACAAGCGCGCCAAATACTGGCTTGTCAGTAATTTTTGGAGCGGATTCAGGCGCATCATTTGCCTTTGATGTTCAGCCAATTCTGCCAAGCGCAGGCGGCACAGCACCGGATGCACAGACTGTTTCTTTGTCATTTACCTGTGTCACAACACCAATTTTGACAATCAGCTAAGAGAAAAGGAATCGGGAGCATGAAACTACCAATCACAATTGAATACACGGATGGCAATGCTGAAACATACATTGCACATCCAGCGGAGTGGGCAAAGTGGGAAAACAAGACAGGCAACACGATTGGACAAGCTCAAGACAAAATGGGCGTGTCTGATCTGTTGTTTCTTGCATACCATGCAATGAAGCGTGAAATGGCCGGCAAGCCTGTCAAGCCATTTGAAATTTGGTGTGAAACTGTCAGCGATATTGTTGTCGGTGATGCAAACCCAAAAGCTACAAGCCCGGAAGCATAAATCGGATTTTATGGGAGGTAGCCATAGCAAGTGGGCAACCGATCAGCGAATTCAAAACAGCTGAGGATCTATTAACGGCAATTGAGATTTTGGAGAAAAGAAATGGCTGAGGAAACGATCGCATTTAACAAGCGAGAATTGCAAGCCGTTTTTTCTGCTTTTAGAGCAATGGACAAAGAGGCAACAGAGGAAGCCAAAAGCGTGAGCAATGGTTTGGCCACTTATCTACAATCAAAAATCATTGCCGCAGCTGCTAGCCGGCCAAATCAAGCCGCATCGAGGATTGCTCAAGGATCGGTCGTTAGAAAATCATCAAAAATTGGCGAAATTTCATTTGGTTTCCAACGCCAAAAATTTTCTGGTGGCGCGAATACTCAGCAGCTTTGGGGCGGTTATGAATTTGGATCAAATAAATTCAAACAATTCCCGGTGTGGTCAGGCCGTGAAGGTCGTGGGTCGCGCGGCTGGTTTATCTATCCAACTCTAAGAGCTGAACAGCCTCATTTGATTGGTCAATGGCTCAACGCTTTCGACCGCATTTTGAAGGAGTGGTGACATGGCCGCACAATCCAGAACCTTAAAGCTAGCCTTATTGGCCGATGTTGCTGACTTTACGAAAAACATTGGAACGGCCGGCAAATCTACTCAAACGCTTGGCGATCAAGCTAGTGAATTTGGCAAAAAAGCGGCATTGGCATTTGCCGCAGCTGGCGCAGCGATTGGTGCATTTGCCATCGCATCGGTCAAAGCTGCCGCTGAGGACGAAGCCGGGCAAAAGAAGCTTGAGGAAACAATCCGGAACACGACCAATGCCACAGCTGAACAGATTGCCGGAATTGACAAATATGTGACCGCGCAAAGTATTGCCACCGCGACAACAGACGATGTGATCAGGCCGGCCTTGTCTCGCCTATTGCGATCCACAGGCGATTTGACCAAGGCACAAGAATTGCTCACATTGAGCCAAGAAATTGCAGCGGCTACCGGTAAGCCTTTGGAAGCTGTAACAAACGCGGTTGCCAAAAGCTTTGAAGGTTCAAACACAGCACTCACCAAATTAGGCGTGGGAATTGATAAGGCAACGCTCCAAACATTGACATTTGATGAAACACAGCAATTGTTAAACAAAACATTTGATGGTTTTATTGAAAACCAATCGACCACGGCTCAATTCAAATTTGAGCAATTAAGCATTGCCATTGGTGAAACGAAAGAGCAAGTGGGCGCGGCTTTGCTGCCAGCCGTAACAGCTTTAACCGATTACATTTTAATCAATGTCGTACCGGTCGTACAGAGCTTTGTTGATGGCTTAACCGGTCAGGATGGTCTTAAAGATGGTTTAACAGAATCACAAAAAACGGCCATTGAGTGGGGCAAGCGTGTAAAAGGCTTAATTGAAACAATCATCAATTTCAAAGATGAGCTTTTGATCGTTGCCGGAATCATCGCCACGATCTTTGTTGCATCCAAAATTGCAGCCGGTGTGCAAGCCACCATTGCTTTGATCAAGTTATTGACAGCGGCTTATGTTGCTTTAAGAAACACCGCATTGGCCGCTGCAATTGCATCGCGTTTTGCCGTCAATCCATTTCTTGGTTTAGCCACCGCAGCCGGTATTGCCGCTGCAATTTATGGTGCCACAAAGGTTTTTGGTGGAGATGATGCTGCCGCAAATGTTCCATCGACAGGCCCATTTGCCGAAACGATCAAAGCCGCTGGCGGAACATTTGGAGCAGGCACCCCAACAACTGTGCCAACATTTACACCCACACCCACACCGACAACCACATCAAGCGGCATAACATCAGCTGTGGCATCAGCGGCAGCGGCAGCAACCACCACAGCAGTTTCAAGCAATTTTAATCCAGGTAGATTCCGGCAAGCCGAAGCTGCAACAAGTGGAGCAACATACAACATCAATGTTTCAGGTGCTTTTGATCGCGAACGCACAGCAAGAGAAATTGTGGAAACGATCAATGATTCGTTTTATCGCGGCACAGGCGGCGCAAATAGCCTGCAATTTACATGAGCGTATTCAATCCCGTTTGGCGCGTGACCATTGGCGGTGTGCAATATCAAACAGCCATTTTGGCCAATCTGACAATCACAAGCGGTCGCACGAACATTTATGAACAGGCGCAAGCAGGATATACAAATCTCGAAATTATCAACCTCAATCAATCCAATGTTCCAATTACAATCAATGATTCGGTGACAATTGAATTACAAGACTCATCAGCCACATTTGTGCCAATTTTTGGTGGTTCAATCGTAGATGTAGCAATTTCGGTTGCTGAGGTTGGAAATGTCGATTACGCGCAACGCATCAGCATCATTGCTTTGGGCGCATTGGCTAGATTGCCAAAAGCTTTGACCGATGGTGTGCTATCCAAAGATTTTGACGGCGATCAAATATATGACATTTTGCAAGCTGTTTTGTTTGATTCATGGCAAGAGGTACCAGCAGCCTTAACATGGGCAACCTATGATCCAACCACTCAATGGCAAGATGCTGAAAATTCAGGATTGGGCGAAATTGATCGACCAGGCAATTATGAATTGGCAGCTAGATCATCAGAGCGCACCGATGTTTATTCATTGGTCGCAGCTTTAGCCACATCGGGATTAGGCTACATTTTCGAGGATGCTCAAGGCCGGATCGGTTATGCAGACAGCACACACCGCACAAATTATTTGGCGGCCAATGGTTATGTTGATTTAACGGCCAATCATGCTATTGCATCCGGTTTGAGCATTCAACAACGGGCAGGCGATGTGCGAAATTCAATCACGATCAAATACAATGCAACATCATCGGCCGAGGAATCTGCCAGCGATGCAGCCTCAATTGCTTTGTATGGCCAATTGGCTCAAATCATCAGCACAACATTGCACAATTCAAGCGATGCCGAGGATCAGGCCAATTTCTATTTAGGCCTCAGAGCTTATCCACGCTTTAATTTTAACAACATCACTTTTGAGCTGACAAACCCAGAAATCGATGATTCTGATCGGGATGCCTTGATCGGCGTTTTCATGGGTATGCCAGTGAACATTGCCAATTTGCCGTTGAACATGAATTCCGGCGATTTTCTGGGTTTTGTTGAAGGCTGGACATTTTCGGCCCGATACAATCAGGTCAGCATTTCAATGATCGTCTCACCGATTTCATTCTCATTGCAGGCAATGCGTTGGAACGATGTGCCGGTCGTTGAAGCATGGAACACAGTCAATCCAACTTTGGATTGGATCAATGCCACGATTGTGGCGTAAGGAGAAAACATGAGCAATCCAACGAGCAATTTTAATTGGCAAATGCCAACGGCCACAGATTTGGTCACGGATTTGCCAGCCGATTTTGAGGTATTCGGTCAGGCTGTTGATACAGCTTTGATGGATCTCAAAGGCGGCACATCAGGTCAGGTATTAGCCAAGAATTCAAACACCGACATGGATTTTGTGTGGGTCGCACAGGATGACTCAAATGCAATCCAAAATGCAATTGTCGATGCTAAAGGCGATTTGATCGCTGCCAGCGGAGCCGATACACCGGCAAGATTAGCTGTCGGCACAAATGGTCAAGTTCTCAAAGCCAATTCGGCAACAGCAACAGGCTTGGAATGGGGTTCAGTTTCAGCTCCAACAGCAATCGCTGGAGCGTATGCAACAGTTGCAACTCAAGAATCAACCACATCATCGAGTTTTACTGATTTAACAACATCAGGCCCAGCGGTCACAGTTACGACAGGAACAAAGGCTCTCGTCATTTTCAGCGCATCGCAGCGATCAACAATTTCAGGAGCTCAGGCTCAAATGTCTTTTGCTGTTTCAGGCGCGACAACACGAGCCGTTCAAACGAATGAATATACAAACACATCTTGGGGTTCTGTAACAGGCGGAATGAACGAAACAGCATCAGCTGCAATTTTGGTTACTGGTTTAACCGCTGGATCTAATACTTTTACTGCCAAATATGCAGCTCCTGTTGGAGATTCAGTATCCTTTCAATTCCGTAAAATTACAGTAATCGATTTGGGGTCATAAAATGATAACTACAACAACTTCAAAAGAAATTAATTTAAGCCAACTTGATAAAGAATTAGGCAGTTTTGGTTTGTGCATGAATGAGGAAAATCCAGATGAAAAAATCATTGGCATTGCTGATGATTCAACACTCACACTTGCAGCTTTGAAAGCTGGAATTGCGGCTCATGTTGCTGTTTTTCCACAACCAACAATTGAGGAAAAGCTTGCAAGTGTTGGCTTGTCTATTGAAGAATTGAAAGCCGCATTGGCGTGAATTTCCCACAAGGCACATTGCCGCGTTTGATTCAGGTTGCGCTCGGTGAGGTGGGTACGGCTGAAACAGGCAACAATGAGACGAAGTACGGCAAGTTTATGAAAGCCGACAAGCTGCCATGGTGTGGCTCGTTTCTCAATTGGTGTGCCCATCAAGCTGGGGTGAAAGTGCCAAATGTTGTCAGCACGCGTGCTGGAGCTGAGGCATTTCAAAAGGCTAAACAATGGCATACCACACCAAAAATTGGTGATTTTGTTTTCTTTGATTTCATTGTCGATGACAAAACCACAATCAATCACATTGGCTTGGTGATTCGAGCATCTGAAAAACAAATTGTGACCATTGAAGGCAACACATCAGGCGGTGGCGATCAGCGCAATGGTGGCGAAGTCATGGTCAAATCACGAGCTTTGGGAGCACGCTCATTTGTTGTCGGTTACGGCCGACCAGCTTATGAGCCATTTTCCGGTGATTTACCGGATCGACCAAAAGGAGAAAAATAATGGAGCAAGCAAAAGCAATTGCAGCATCATGGGCGCGGTCATACATAGCAGCAGCTTTGGCTGTGTACATGGCCGGTGGAGACATCAAGGCAATGGCAATGGGTGGCGTGGCAGCTGTTGTGCCGGTAATTTTGCGCTGGTTAAATCCAGCTGACAAAGCTTTCGGATCAACGGGGAAATGATCCCGAAACTACGCGCGGCAGGTTTAGCTTTGATCCTTTCGCTAAGCCTTGCCGGGTGTGGTTATGATGGTTGGGTCAGATACCCATGCCAAGAGCATGAAAATTGGGAAAACAAAGATTGCCAGAAACCTCAATGCAAGGTGACTGGCACCTGTACAGAGGATTTGATAGGCGATGCCTTCCAGGAGTAAAGAGCGATTAAGTCAAGAGGACATCAAAGCTCGGTTGATGTTTCTCATTGGCTCGGTGCTGGCCATTGTGTTTCTTATTGTTACTTTAGGCATCACTTACGCATTGATCTTTGTGACACAGCCAATTGGGGCACAAGCTCCCAATGATGCAGCTTTCATCGATCTGCTCAAAACATTGGCGATTTTTCTCACCGGTTCATTGGGTGGCGTTTTAGCATCCAACGGCCTCAAAGATAAGTCAAAGTCAGAATACGAAAAAACCATTGAGAGGCGTTTATCCGGTAGCGACACGCCATGATTTGAGCGTGATTCTTGAATTTGTCGGATTTGCCTGTCACTCTCTATTTCGGGAGCTGATACGCGGCTTCCAGAATCGGGAGCAATACAATGAACGAAGCATCAATTGTAATCATGTGTTTGATCGCTGGAGCCTTTTGGGCTGTTATGGCCTATTCGGTAGGTTTTAAGGAAGGCGAACGACAAGGCTATACAAGAGGCCGAGCCGTGGCACGCCATGCTGTATCAGCTGATCGGAAGGTCAAATGATGGCCTCTTTCATGGATGGATACGAAGGCAACAAAGAGCGCACAGACCGATGGATTGCCACATTTCCGCAAGGTAGGTTGGAATCGCACATCATTGAATTCAATGCCGAAAAAGGCTATGTGCTGGTACAAGCAAAAGCATGGCGCAATCAAGAGGAAACAGAGCCGGCCGGGATTGATTATGCATACGGCTATCTAGCAGCTTATCCGGACAAAATGAAGCGATGGATGGTTGAGGATTCTGTGACATCAGCTTTGATGCGAGTGATGGCCTTGGTTATGGGCAACACAGAAAAGGCAACCAAAGAAGTCATGGCATTGGTCAAGAGTGAAACACCGGCAGCTGATTATGACTATTGGGCTACAAAGCACGGCGATGTGCCAAGCTATCAAACAGCCGGAGAAGCTGAGCAATCTGGTACGCCATCATTTGGGTCATCAGCTGTTGGGCCAACTGGTTGGGCTGTCAATGGCGTGCCAATGTGCGCACATGGATCAATGCGTTGGAATCAAAGCAAACCGGAAGCACTAAAGCCGTGGGCAGGTTACTTTTGCACAGAAAAAATCAAAGAAAAGCAATGCAAGCCAACATGGTATGTGCTCACAAGCGATGGCACATTTAAGCCGCAGGTGTGATCATGAGCGATTATGTTGAGATCATTTATCCTCAAGAGATGAAAGCCAGGTTGATGTGCAACGGCGAAATCGTTGAGGAATACAAAATTGAGCAATGTGACAAATGCTTACAGCTAAGGCGATTGGATCATTTCGGCTATCAAAAAGGCTATGACAAGCAAGACAACATCATTTGGTTTTGTGGTGATTGCCGATGATAGATCGGATTGAAGAAGTGCAATGCATGATTGCAGCGATTCAACATTGCCATGATCGATCAGCTGATCACAGCTCACGGATTGTCAAAAACCTGTCATGGTTCGAGTATGTGGCACAAATGGGCGAGTCGATGCTCGCTGAGCTAGTGGTGGCCAAACGATTGGGTTATGAATACACGCCGGGCATCACATGGGATAAGTCCAAAGCTGATGTGGGCGAACACATCGAGGTCAAATGGTCAGCTAATCCCAACAGCAATTTGTGGATTCAAGAATCAGATCGCCATGACCGAGACATTGCTGTGCTTGTTACAGGCAACTCACCAAAGATGCACATTGTTGGTTGGATGCCTGTATCAATAGCAAAAAAACCACGCTATCGAAACGCATCACAAAACAATTGGAGTGTGCCTCAAATCAATCTGCAACCTATCGAAACTTTACAAAGGAGCAATTATGCACATCCTTCAATTTGATTGTTCGATCTGTTTAAAGCTGTACGGAAAGCCAAAGCAACGCCACGGCCTTAAGAAAGGTGCAGAGCTAACAGCACATGAGTGGTTTGCACAATGCATGAGCTGTGGCACATTTGGAATCAAGATTGTTGATGATGCAAGGATCGGAGAATTAAGCCAATGACTATCAACCCAAAAGACATCCACATTGCAACCGATGGAAAAATTTATAGTTTCAGCGGATTTGGTGGAGTTATGAATTGCAGCGATTGCGACAATGACACAATGGTCAATGAGTATGATCGGCAAGATGATGGAGCTGTGATGTGGTTTTGCAAGCCATGTGAGGATCGGTTGCATCTATGAAGTTATCCACAGGCTTTGTCCACAGGTGTGTGAAACCTGTTGGAATCGCCCAAGATTACGCTCGGTATTTGACAGCATCATTACCATCTACACGAGGTAGCGAGCCGGTGAGCCGGATAGCTCGCAGCCGATGTTTGATGGTTTTGGCCGTGCTATGTCTTGTGGGAACAACACCGGCAAACGCAACAAAAGATGTTAAACCATCGATTGATTCATTGAAGCTTTATGCACACTCAAGGATTGTGAATTACAAAGAATTCCAATGCTTTAACATACTGATCACAAAAGAATCTAATTGGCGTGTTGAGGCAATCAATCCCAATGGCAATCATTTTGGCTTAGGTCAGATGCGTAATACAAAGTATCGAAACCTCGATGGCTTTCGCATGATTGATTGGAGCCTTCGCTACATTGCCCACAGATACGAAGGCTCAAGCTGCAAAGCATTTGCTCATTGGCGAAAGCATGGGTGGCATTGATGTCACGCAACTGGAAAGGTGGTAGCACAGCTCGATGGCGTAAGATCAGAGAAGCTGTATTGAAGCGCGATGGATGCTGTCAGATGTGTGGCCAAACCGAAGGCCAGATGCACATTGATCATGTGATACCTAAGAGGCTTAACGGGAGCGATGAATTATGGAATTTGAGGCAATTGTGTCAAAAGTGCAATTTGGTCAAAGGTGGTCATTTTTTTGAGGCGGACAAGACACCCCCGACTCTCCATGGTCTCTTTGTACCCCAAAACGAGTCGATAAGTCATGATTAGTGATGATCAGGTCATCATTGATACACCACCGGCTGAAATCGTCTCAGATCGGCTGGAATCGGTTTTTTTGCCGGTAACAGCTCCACGAATCCACTCACCGCTCAATGATTTGCCT